CGATAAGGGGGCTGGCGTAATGGCAGAGACATTTTCCTATTCGCCACTCTATACGTATCAAAGAGGATTAAATCACAGGGTCCTGATAACGGAGTTTGAATCAGGAAAAGAGCAACGTAAGTATTTAGGAGTTCGTGCTAGGACGTGGACACTCGGATTCCGGGGCGCCGTTGCTACCATCCAGGGAATTGAGGATTTCTATAATGCCCGTGGCGGTAATTACGAGGCGTTCAACTGGACACCTCCCGGCGATGCGGCCCCCATTTCCGTCCGGTTTGAGGAAGGGAGCCTGTCAGTCAGTTATTACGGCTCTCAGTACGGCGAATGTGAACTAACATTGAGGGAGATATTATGAGCAGGGCAGGAGCGGGATATATAGCAGAATCGGCGAATGACGAACTGAAGCCTATCCTGCTGGTGCGTGCGCTCGATATCCCAGCGGTCAACAATCCATCCGTCAAAGTTAGTTTGTATTTGACCAACGCCCAGACGGATGTAATGTTTTTCAATGAGAATAATTTAAGCCAACTCTATACCGCATGCGCTCTTTCGTATGACCAGGTGGTGGCGAGTACAGACAACGAGATTGGTTCTGTCAACGTGCGGCTTGACAACGTATCAGGGACATTCACCTCTCTAGCGAAGGATTACCTTCTTAGAGGCTCTCGTGTCCATCTTTTGGAGACTTTTGCGGACACGCTAGGCTCACCGGATGGAGCGCGGTGGATTTTCCAAGGGCACATCGAGCGGGCGACCATTTCAATCAGCGCAGTCGAAGTTATGGTCAAAGCAGACTTCTCGCTTTTAACGCGGGTTCCTCGCAGGCTCTACTGGGTGAAGGACTTCCCACACTTGCCGTCTGCGAAAGACCCGCGCGTGCTGGTGCTGAAATGATAGGGATACCGTGGAAGACGAAAGGGCGGGACCATAACGGGATCGACTGCGTAGGTCTTGCCCTTCTCGCCCAGAAGGAACTGTTCGGGCGGGAGTATGAATTCCCATTTGACTACGACCCGGAAACGGGGGATGAAAATATCCTTCTCGGCTGGATGAACAGTATAGCTGATGAGGTGAATACTGCCCGTGAAGGTGACCTTGTAATTTATCGCCTGCCTGGAATAGATGGGGTTGTGAGACATCATATTGGTACTGTAGTGGATGATGCACTGCTCCATATCTACCCGGGCAAGAGTTCGCGGAAGGTGAAATTTCGCATGAAAAGGATCTACAAAATCTACCGAGCGAAGGAGGTGGAGACATGCCGGGAGCGGCAATAGGGGCACTTTTAGGATTTGCCTTGTCAGGAACTGGGCTTGGGGTAGGACTTGCCGGATTTCTGGGTGTATCGGTCGGTACGCTCTGGCTCGTCGGCGCATCGATAGGATCGCTTTTCGACGCTCCAAGCCTTGACGACGTAGGCGGGAGTACGCCGAACTACGCCTTCGGACAACTTTCAAACACCAAATCTCAGCTTCTCCCGGTTCCGATAGTGTACGGGCGTTGCAGGGTCGGCGGTAACATTTTCATGCAGACGTTCTATGACGACAGTATGCAAAAGATGGACATGTTCGTAGGCGTCTCGGAAGGACCTATTCAGAGCATAAAATCCGTCTACGCGAATGACGTGGTGCTCATCGACGAGAACGGCGACGTGGTGCATGAGCTGGCTGAAAGCTCGCTCAATATCCACCTCGGCGAACCTGGCCAGGTTGCTGACAGCCGCGACCCCAGCGGAAGCACCTATCCGAACACGGCGTACATAGCCCTGACGCTGAAGGCGCAGGACGGACTAACGGGCAACCCGGTCATATCCTCCATCGTGGAGGGACGCAAAGTTTGGACGCCTGCTGGTACGGTGTTCTCCAGGAATCCAGCGTGGATCGTGTACGACTTCCTGACGAATACCCGCTACGGTGTGGGAATCCCGACCGAGTATATAGACCTCGACAGCTTCACGGCGGCAGCTACGTATTGCGATGCGCCGATTGACGGCGAGCCGCGCTTCACGCTGGACTACATCATCGACACCCAGCGCCCGGCCGTGGACCATTTGCAGGCGATGATGGGTTGCTTTCGTGGGTACTTCCTCGCCCGCGATAAGATTGAATTGCACGTGGAGCAGTCCGGGAGTGTGTACAAGGCCCTCGGTCCGGATAATTTTGTCAAGGATTCTTTCACCTGGTGGCAGAAGAGCGGCGACGATTCACCGAATAGGATTGTCATTGAATGGATAGACCCGAACAACCATTACGAGCAAAGTTCCGCTCCCTTCGAGTGGACGGAGGATATAGCGGCTCGCGGAGTGTACGAAAAATCCATTTCCCTGCTCGGAGTCACGCGCCCGGAGCAGGTGGGGCGGCTTGGAAATTATCTGCTTGAGACGGCGAAACGGGTACAGAACTTTTGTGCGTTCCAAGTTTCGCTACAGGATGCGGACATCGAAGCGGGGGAAATCGTCAGCATCACTTACCCGGACTTTACCGGATGGAGCGCGAAGCCTTTCCGAGTGCTAAAAGTACAGGACGAAGGGCAGACCGGAACCGTCACGATCACGTGCGCGGAGTATGACGCGGCGATTTACGCGGACGACGGGCTTAATGTCGATAGCCCGATACAAGACACGCCTCCTGTCACGTATGCGGATATCTATGCGCTGACGCTCGAAGACGTAGGGTATCAGGAAGGCGACGGTACATGGGTACCTATTATCCGGGCAAGCTGGCAGAACCCATCGGACTATACGCCGTCGGCTCTTAACGTCCGGTGGCGGTACTCGGGGGACTGGAATCTGTCGCTGAATACAACTCGGCTCACGACACAGGCGCGAATCGAAGGGTTGAAAACTGGCGAGACTGTACAGGTCTGGGTGAACTGTGTTCGACCGAACACGGGCAAGGAAACGACTGGAAAAATAGCAAGCATTATCGTTGGACGCGACGTGGTAGCGCCGGACGCGCCAACGGGATTGACACCTACGGGCTGGTTCGGGTCGATAATCCTCAACTGGATAAACCCGACCGCGCCGGACTTGTCGCATATCGAGATATGGGAAAACGCGGTTGACGATAGGGATAGCGCCGTGAAGATTGCCGACGTAAAAGGCACAATGCATATGCGGTATATCGGGAGCTTCCAAGGCCGCTACTACTGGATTCGAGCGGTAGACCTCTCCGGGAATATCAGCGAGTGGAACGCAGAAGCTGGCGTGTACGGGTATTCGGATCAGGAAGACCATCAAGACTTAGTAGACATTATCCTGCAGAACGAACTGGTGCAGGAAGCGATAAGTGATCTGAACACGCCGGTTGACTCGCTGGCGGAGAGCGGGATATGGAACGCGCTTTCTGATTACAAGGACGTGATACAGGACACACTATGGCAACGGATGCAGGACAAACTTGCGGAGGCGGCGATACAAGCCGAACTCGGAGTGCTCAACGACGTGAAATACACCATCGCCACGATAAACGAG